GTCTATATAATCTCTAATTGTTTTCATTTTATCTCCTTAGAATTAAATTATTGTCACTTGTTTATAATAATTTAATTCGTTTTGAATTTATAATAAATTGTTAAAATTTCTTCGTCATATTGTTTGTCTTTACTACTAAAAGCTATTAGTCCTAAGTCATAATTATGTTTTATGCCTAGTTCATCAGACTCTGATAGAGTTTTAAACCAACAATATTTACAGATGTTTTCTTCATTGTCGTAGTCCCAATAGCCTTCAGGTGCTACACACTCGTAATCACAGTTGATAGTATTAAACATTTTTAACTCCTTTATTAATTACGTCCCATACGATGTAAGTTGATTCATCTATAATTTGGTATTCATAGAAGTCCATTGCTATTGCACATTCAAGGTCAGTAGCATATTTACCATATATTTTATTAGTTTCATCAACCATTTTTTGATACTTTTTTATTTCAGTTTCAGTTAGGAATCTTTTTTCTAACATCACGCCATTAATTTCCTTAGTCATTTAATTCTCCTTGAATTTGGTTTAAGTATAGTTCGTCAGCCTGCTTACATTTACATGACTCACAGGTTATATAGTCAGGCATATAGACATTTTCTTCAGGGTGCCACTCTGCTACAACATAGCAATTACAATTATTAGTATTTCTCAGTTCGTTTTTCATCTTTTACTCCTTTAGGAATATTTATTAATAAATATAAAAAACATACTTTTTATAGAGCAAGCAGGGGGGCGGAGTGGAAGAGTTAAGACATTGCGATATTAAGCTTATGGTGGGGAAATGAAAGGTTGAGTTTTGCCTTATGGATTTAGCCTACCATGGAGCATAGACAGACCTTCATTCTCAGACCATCTTACCCGAATGGGTTAGAAGGTAAGAGATTGAAGGTAAGTCATTGGCAAAACCTTCCATTTGAAGGCCTTCCTGCTTGCGAAGGCCATCATAGGTTAGCTATCCAAGGGATAGTCTCCATTCATTTTGCGGTCTGACAAATTTAAATTGCACAAAGATGGAAGTAGTAAAATGTGCAATTCGTGTCAGGAAATCCTACTTACAGGATAAGCCTGACACGAACTTGTACATTTTATCTGCTTAGCTCGACTGCAATTTAAATTTTCAGATGCTAAGCTACAACGTAGTCCTGTATTTTGCTACGACGAAATACTTCCAATGCCAATAGAAGGCCATCAAGGGGGGCTTGGGTGGCCTTTAAGGGGTTTGAAGGCCATCATAGGATCATAGGTGGGGTTAATAATTCATTCCAAAAATACTATTGAATTTTAAGCCTTGCGAATCCAATTCGTTTTTGTTTGTTTCTTTATTTTTGCGAATAGGTATCGTCGATAAATTACCAAAAATAAAGAAAATTGATTTAAGAATCGCTTTAGCGATATAGGAAAGTGTTTTCCGTAAGAGTCTAGCTTACATATAGCTACGCCTGTTGCTTTAGCTTTAAATAATATATAGCAAACAATTCAAACACTATAAAAAATAGTGCAACCGATGTTGCTGTGAATAGCTAAAGTGGTTTAGCTATTTAATCAATCAACCATGCAACAAAGAAACAAGAGAGAGGGGGTATGTCTTAACAAATCTGCAAATGGGCTATACATACCTATGACAGATTTTTTTTGCAAAGTGGACTTGCTATGGCTGTAGCTATTATATAGCTAATTGCTCTCCCTCTTATGGGGAGAGCAAAGCTAATTATGGTATTCTTCTCTCGCTATAGCATTATATAGCTATATTGCAAAGCGTGTCAATACAAGGAAGGCTTGAAAAATGAACGGATAGGGGGGAATTGTTTAGAATAGATAATTATATGTGAATATTTATTATGTTCCCCCTATCACGAGAGAAAGAGTTGACTATGTGAGTCAACAATATTATTATATTGTAAGTAGGAGGACAGGTCAATGGCGTTTAGTGACAAAGAAAAAGTAGAATTAAAGAAGAAATTTTTAAAGGCATTTGGTAAATCTAGAACAATATCGAGTGCTGTTAGTGGGTTACCTGTAGGTAGGAACTCAATATATGAATGGTTCAAGGAAGATTCAGACTTTAAGCAGGAATTTGACGATGCAAAGCTAGCAGTTGGGGAAAGTTTAGAGAGTACAGCTTTTACTTTGATAGACAAGATGTTACAAAGTGGAGATTATTCTAGACCCTTACTGTTAATAACCATGTTAAATGCCCACTTACCTGAAAGATATAAAGCAGGTGACAACACAGGTGATGATTCTAGACAACTTATTTCTGAATTTAGGAAGATGGCTAAGAGTAATAAGGAAAAAAAGCCTAAAACTAAAGTTGAAAAAGAAGCCGAGGACATAATTAATGACTCAACCACAAAATGAATTAACTGATTTCCTTTACGAGAAAGTAGGGTTTGAACCTACTGACGAGCAAAGGCTAATATTAGATTCAGATAAAAGGTTTACACTTGTAGCAGGTGGGGAACAGGCAGGAAAAAGCATGATCGCTAGTAAATTTCTGCTTAGAAAGATATTTGAAACAGAAGAACCGGGGTTATATTGGCTAGTTGCTGCTGATTACGGCAGAACTAGGGCAGAATTTGAGTATTTAATAGAAGATTTTGCTAAATTAAACCTCTTAAAGAAGGCATCTAAGAGAGTAGATCCGGGCAGAATAGAACTTGCTGATGGAACAGTTATTGAAACTAAGTCAGCTAAAGATCCTCGTACTCTAGCTATGAGAGCACCCAATGGAATTGTAGGTTGTGAGGCTAGTCAGCTAGATTTAGAAAGTTATTACAGAGTAAGAGGTAGATGTGCACCTAGAAGTGCATGGTTATTTTTAGCAGGAACATTTGAAGGTAGCCTTGGTTGGTACCCTTCGTTGTTTCAGGCATGGAAATACGGAGATAAAGACGAGAAATCTTTTTCCCTGCCCTCTTATACGAATAAACATTTATATCCGGGAGGCAAAAATGACCCTGAAATACAAAAGCTTAAAAATGAAGCTAGTGATGATTTCTTTATGGAAAGGATTGAAGGTATTCCTTCTCCACCTACGGGAATCGTATTCCAAGAATTCAGGAGTGATAGACATATATCAGAAAAAGCTAGTTATGTACCGAATGAACCCGTCCACTTGTGGATCGACCCGGGTTATGCAGGCGGCTATGCAATCGAAGCGATACAGATCAGCGATGATCAAGTTAGACTTATCGACGAAGTCTACGAAAAGTCCCTCATTACAGAAGAAATGATTAACATTTGTCAGAATAGAGAGTGGTGGAGTGATGTACAATTTGGGGTAATTGATGTGGCAGGGTATCAGCATCAGGCTATGGCAGCTCCTGCAGAAGTTTGGTTAAATGAAACAGGCTTGTACCTTGATTCTCAGAAAGTTAAGATCAATGATGGTACAGAAAAATTAAAATCTATGTTAAAATTAGCTCCAAACGGAGAACCTAGATTAATAATTAACCCTAAATGTAAGGGAATCTTATCAGAGTTTGGTGCAGCTCCAAATCCATTTAATGGACAGACACTTGTGTACAAGTGGAAGACAGATAGAGATGGAAATATAGTTGGCAATCAGCCTGAAGATAAGTATAATCATGGAATAAAAGCCGTAATCTATGGTTTGATAAACCATTTTGGTTATGCACATATAGAAAATAGAACATCAATCCGTGTAAGGAGATGGTAAATGGCAAAAGCTAGTTATAAACCTGAAAGAATAATAGATAAAGTAGAGAGTCACTATGATGCTACTGAACCATTAAGGAACAGAATGGACAGAGATTTTTCTCTTTACAGATTAGATCCATATGATGCAGGTGACGGCTACCAATCCTACACATCTAACGAACCTTCCACCTATGCAGATAAAATAATTTCCTTTGTTACAGGAAGTGAAATGGTAGCAAGGATTCCCAATGTTTCTGAAAAAGAAGAAGACAGGGAAAAGAACAATAAAAAAGAAAAATTCTTTCTAGGCATCTTGAAAAGTGCTGACGAAAGAATCAAACGGCATTCTATGCCTTCGATTAAAAACCAACTAGCTTGGTATATCACATTAAGAGGTTGGTATGCAGGTAGAGCTTTACTTGTAAAAGATAAAGATGAAGATACTTATGTAGATATTACACCTTGGGATCCAATGCACACATATTGGGGACTTGGCAGCGAAGGGCTAGAATGGGCTTGTTATAAAGTTAAAAAATCTAAAGACTTAGTTGAAAGCCAATACAATATCAGACTTCCAAGAAACGAAGATTATGATGACGAAGATTGGATAGATGTATATGATTATTACGATAAAGAAATGAACACAGTAGTTCTTTCTAACGGAAGAGTAGCTAAGAAACCTACTCCTCACGGAGCAGACGAGGTGCCTGTATTTTTGGGGCCTGTGGGGTCAGCTCCCATGATACAGGCTCTCAATGATATGACTCCTATTGATGACACGATTGCTGATTATGGAGAATCTATTTATAAACATAATAGAGAAAATTACGAAAAGAATAATCAGATAATGTCTATTATGCTAGAGTTAACTTCCCGTGCTAGAAGGCAAGGATTAAAAATTACTTCTAGAGATGGAACTAAAACTTTAGATGAGGATCCTTACAAGGAAGGTACAGAAATATCCTTGGCACAAGGCGAGAATGTAGAACCATTAGGATTAATGGAAGTAGCTAGAGAAACAGGATCCTTTATGGGATTAATCTCAGGAGAAATGCAAAGAGGTGGAGTACCACATACACTTTACGGAGATATACAATTTCAATTATCAGGATTTGCAATTAATACTTTAAGGCAAGGTATTGATTCTATTATATCTCCTAGAATAGAAGCACTTGAAAATGCTTATAAAAAAATATGTATGATAATATTTGATCAGTATATGTCTGAATCCTTTGACAGCATGGAGTTGTCAGGTCAGGATATGAACAGACAATACTTTAAAGAAAAAATAAGTCCTAAAGATATAGAAGGCACAGGTGATATTGAAATAACATTTGTAGGACAATTACCTCAAGATGATT